AATCGTCATCTTTCTCCTTTTCTTTTGGTAAATAAACTTCTGTTAAAGACTCACAATGAGAACAATCTAATAAAGTCAAGATATGATATCTTTCTGATTCTTCACTGATATCCTCATCTTGCATCCATCTTAATTCTGTACCACAATGCCAACACTTCATTTTTTCTTTAGCTCATCTTTCCATGCTTCTAAATTCACATTAGCTATGTCTTCTACCAAGAATGGTATCCAACGTTTATCTATTTCAATAGGTTGTGGCCAAGTCTTTTTGATGGCTTTCATTTCTTCTTCTATTAAAGACAATTTTACTTTTCCGTCAATATATACAAGTCTCAACGTAACACCTCCAGGTATTCTCGATCTGATTCTGAACGTACCAACCATAATTCTTTTTTGGCTCTCGTTGCACCTACATAAAAGACTCGGTGTTCATCATCAGGATTGTTAATTAAAGTCTCTTCCGACTTACGAGATAAGTCTAACAACAACACAACGTTATCGGCTTCACCACCTTTAGCACCATGAATTGTTGAAATTTCTATTTGTGGTTTTTGCCAAATGTTAATACCACGTTTCATTAATTGACGAATGTACATTACTTTACCATAAGGAATTTTGTCTAAAGCTTGAAACCAAGTAGCATTCTTGTCCACCAGGAGTCCGTGATTAAACATCAGTTTCTCATAATCAAACTTTTCTTTATCATCTAAATTTTTTAAGTTTTTAAAATTTCTTTGAACACCAATACCAGAACTCATGTATTCATACATAGATCGAACACCTTCTAAACCCACACTCTCTCCCTCCGATATCTTATTCCAAGAGGCAATAGCGTGTTTTAATTTGTCAGCTATGCTGCTTTGACCAAATCGTTGGTAATAGAAACCCTGTTCCAAGAAGAACTTTTCAACTTTATTAAGTATGTATTTAGTCCTTGCGAGGACGAGCCATTCTTTATCTTTGTAGGGAATTGCTTCATGTGAATAGACTGTAACAACCTTGCCCTCTTCGTCTTTAGCTTCCCATTCTTTTTCCACTCGGTCTTTGATATTTCGAACGATCTTGGATGCCACGAAGTGATGGGATTGAGGTATTCTGTAGGATTTATTGAGTACCACAGAAGTGCCAGGATAAGACTGAAATGTATTAACATCCGCTCCAGCCCATTTAAAGATAGCCTGGTCATCATCACCTGCTAGATATGCCCTTTTACATTTAGAAATAAGGTTTGTAACAACTTGCCACTGTACGAGCGATAGGTCCTGAGCCTCGTCAACGATTAATACCTCTATTTCTGGCCATATGTCAGGTCTCAGGTTAAACTCTAAGAGCATGTCAGTAAAGTCATATAATTTTCTATTTTTTTTAAACTCTTTAAGATACTCCGCAATCTGTTCTAACTTTCTCCAACCACCCACAATGTGACCAAACTTAGAAAAGGTATCATGTAGACCAATTCCTGTAATACGAGATAGATCAATAATTTTTAAATAAGGATCTTGTTGTATAAAGTTTCCATCTTCATCGTGTGTATCTTTAGGTGCAAGATCAACTTTAAGTATGTCAGAGATTTCGTGATAATGTTTTGACTTCATCACATCATTAGTAGATAACCCTAAACATTGAAATGCTAAACTATGAATAGTTCTAAAATATCGGAAATCCTTTTGGTCAAGTTTGAACTTATACGCAGCACGATTGATAGCTTCGCTTGCCGCTTTCTTAGTATAAGCTACGAAGGCTATGTCTTCAGGTGTGAGTTCTTTTTCTAATTCTTTTTCTACTATATTTAAAAGAAATGTAGTTTTCCCTGTACCTGGAGGTCCAAATATCTTCTTTACTCTAGAATGGTACATCGGATTTAACTTTGGGAACATTTAATTTTTTTTCTTCTTGAGGTCTTGGGTCAGGAACAAAGAATAAATTCTTGACTGTGTTTTTGTTAAGTCGAACTTGTTTAGAGTCACCACCTCGGTCACGAATAAGGGAACCCATTTGTGTAGAGCTAAACTCTTTAAATTGAATTTTACGGAAATATCGCTCCAAGCTAGCCAACTGAAAAAATACTTGACCGTCATTTTTCCAAACACAGTGATTTAAAACTTCCTCGGCTTCATCAGCAATAGCTTGATTGTATATAAAATCATCAAGATGTGAATTAAATTGTCCTTCTTTTGTCACCTCGTAAGGCATCTTAATAACCTCACATTGTTCTAATAATTCTCTTATTCTAGCTTCAAAATCTCTTTTGGACATTTCAACAGGTAAACTGGTGTGTGTTTCCAATACCTTTTTACGAAACATTCTCTGATCCATTAATTCATCTGTCGTGACAGTAATTCTTTTGCCATCTACATCCAGGTGCCAAACAGATTCATCCGACTCTAATTTAGTCAGATTAGCTATGTTCATTTCAATATCATCTCTGCCAATACCAAACTTTCGAATACGACATTTAGAACTGTCACAGTGATTACGCATTGGAACGTCTTTACACTTGTATCCGTAGTCTTTCTTTTCATGTTGATCAATCTTTTGCTTAACTTGATCGTAACCCATTGGTGGTTGACAGTATGTCGTGTTAAATTCCATTACTTTGTTTTGCCACTCACCAGGTCCAAACTTCTTTTTTGCATAGACACAGTAGTGAAATACCACATCATCCCTCGATCCTTCAAAAATACCCATGTTTTGCATGATTTCGATGCACGGAGGACCATCAAAAGTGGCTTTTTTCTGCTTTAAGGGCTTTACAGATAGGTTTTGAAGTTGGTCGTGTGTGATTGCCTTCTGAGAAACCAAATTGAAGAACTCATCAAGCGTTAATGACTCTCCTTTTTCGTCCATAGCGTATCTGCCAGACATATCTCCCTTAAAATAGGGTAGGTTGAGAAAGTTTCCTGTGTCACCACGCTCTGCATTTAAAGATTCTTGCTTTGGAAATACCTCACAGTCAGCAAATCCAAGTACGGCAGCTATCTCTGTTAATTTTTTGATAGCATCTGCGGCTGGCACAGGCTCACTGTAAAAAATGAATAAGTGAAATCCTCCCGACTTTGATCGGCAAGGTATAATTGGTAAATTTAATTTTGTGTAAAGTTGGATAGTCTTGCGTACATCTATAGAATAATCGTCAACATCAATGCAAGACCAAGAGCAAGTAGCATCATCACGTATGGGGATAATACCAAGACTAGGATCGTTACCCTCAATGTGGTCTTTCCAATGCTTGTCAGTGACTTCTTCTTTAATGATAAAAGCTTTGCCACCGACCTTACCGCTTTCTTTCTTTTCACCTTTGTAAAAAACCCCATGGGCACGTGTTAGCCCATTAAAGATTGCTTTGAATTTTAGATACGCTTCCATTCAGTTAATAGGGGGACCGAAGTCCCCCTTGCACCTTAAAAAGGATTGTCAGTATCTGGTTTATCGTTTCCAGAACTTTCATTCTCTTGTTCGTAATTGACCTCAACAGATCCTTTTTTCACTGCATTGTGAAATCGTTTTCCATCTTCGTATTCTTGAGCCGAAACGACATCACCTCTTTTAATATCCCAGCTATACCAGTCACCTTTGTCGTTGGATTGTGGTTTTGTAGTCAAGATATATTTAAAGTACCAACTTGGAGGATTGATAGCTTGTTCACCATTCTTGACTTTAGCGGACATTACAAGACTGTTCCACTTTCTTGACTTGGATAAGCCACTCACTTTCATTGAGATAAGGACCTGCGAGGTTAGTCCTTCACTGTTTGTAAGGAGGCAGTAATGATTGTGAGTTCTTTCTAAGTAAGTTCCCTGTGGAAGCCTAAATTTACCCTCTTGATCTTTGGTCGCTTTGTCCCAAAGTGGGGTATCCACAGGATGAGTCACTGGAGCCGAGGACCCTGTACCACGGTCAGACCACTCAAGTGCAACAGGCTCAAAGTAACATGGTATAACGGAGATACCTTCAGTACCGTCAAAGCATTCTTCAGTGACCGTATTGAAAATCATACCTTCTTCTGCCCCCTCAACATACTCACTCTTTTGTTTTTTTGTCTGCGGAGACATAGAGCTAAGTATTTTCAAGAAAGGTATAGCAGTGCTGTTCATATCGACGGCAGCTAAACCTTTACCTTGGTCTTGGGCTACTACACTCAAATCTATGGATGCAGCAGCAACGGCAGTAGACTTTTTTGTTGCTACTTCGTTTTTGGTTTTTGTTTGTTCTGTCATTTATTTCTTTCCTTTTATTATTTTGGTTTCTGGACGTATGAAGATCCCAAAGAGATCATCAGGGTCCGTTAGTCCTTCTTCATGACGCTTTTTTAAAGTCGCCTTCAGTGTCGAAGGGTGCACTGATTCTTTCACTTCCGGGGTGATGCCGTAGTTCTGTTCTATATATCCAGCTAAATCTCCAGCCATATTGTCTTCACCCGTTCCGAAACTTGTTGATACCTGGTTTTTGATAATATCCCCCAGGTCATTATTTCTTAGATAAATGTGTGCTTCCTCAATTTTATCCTTAGGTATTCTACAATGAAAACCTTCTTTAACGGTGACTTTACTACCGTCTTTCATAGTTGTTTCATTGATACCTAGTTCTTGCATTTTTGTAGGAATTGTTTCACCAGAAAGAGTATCTCTTTCTCTTTTTAAATCTTTTAAAGTCTCTTCCATATTTTCTATTTCCGAGTCTAAATCTAATTGTCGTTGAATAAGTTTTGATAATCCTGTTAGATCATCATCTTGTAGTTTCTTTAAATCACCCGCATCTTGTTTGAGTTCATCAAAGTCAATTACGTTAGCCATGCATTTGCCTCCTTCTTTTTAGAACAGCTTGGGAGGCCTAGTTGTTTCACCTCCAACTTTCGGGACACAGATAAACATTGCTCTGCCCTACTCGTACCTACTCATGATAGCCTCAGCCAGTTGGCCCTACTCTATCACCCCTGTGCGTTACGCCTCTGTTAAAAACGTTGTTCCGCCACAAGCTATAAGTGTCAGCTAAACACTTAATTGTTCGTTAAAAAAGTTATACTTGAAATCCTAACAAAATGCAATATATTATTTTAACAATGGCTAACTTTTTTTTGAAGGAACCTTTTCTTCATCAACTAAAGGCAAGACGAATTTGTCATGATACAAACATCAACAATTTCGCCTATTTGATGGAAATGGGAACAGGTAAAACAATAACAGCAATCATGGATTTGATGATACTACATCATGAAAAAGGTGTGGATAACTGTGTAATCTTTGCACCGAAGTCCGTGTATCGTAACTGGTATAAAGAAATTACAGAATTTGTTGCACCAGAAAAAACAAAATATGCAATTAGTACGTGGGACCCTAGTTTAAAAGATCCTGTTACAAAAGCCAACTTAACAGATTTATTAGTAAAAAGTCTTATCCCTTTAAATATATTTTTGATGAACATTGAAGCTATCTCATCACCGAAAGGTGTAAAGTTTTTAGAAAAATATTTAAGTGTTCAAGATAAAAAAAATACAATGATGATTGTTGATGAAAGCACAGTTATCAAAACACATAATGCTAAACGTACAAAAAATTTATTAAAACTAACAAAAGACTTAGGTTACAAAAGAATATTAACAGGTACACCTGTCACCAAATCACCATTAGATATTTATACTCAGTTTGCTTTTCTTGATCCAAAGATACTAGGTCAGTCAAACTATTATGCTTTCCGTGCACGTTATGCCAAGATTATTAATCGTCCAACATCTGGTGGTCGTCACTTCCCTTTAATTACAGGCTATCAACGTTTAGATGAATTAGAAGAAAAGATTTATTCTGCTGCTTTCCGTGTCAAAAAAGAAGAATGTACGGATCTACCAGAAAAAATATACATGAAAAGATTTATACCTATGAGTAAAGAACAACTCGTAGCGTATGAATCATTGAGAAGAAACGCAATGTTTGTTTTCAATGACAAAACAACGACAACTGTGAACCGGCTCTCACAGATTGTAAAGTTGCATCAGGTATGTTGTGGGTTTACCATTAATGATCACGGGGAGATCCACGACCTACCTAACAAACGTTACGATGAATTGCTGGATGTCTTAGAAGAAGTTGATGGTAAAGTTATCATCTGGGCTACGTATCGACATAACATCGAAACAATTACAAAGAAACTAAAGGAGAAATACGGTGATACTAAAGCTGCAGCTTTTTATGGTGATACTGAAAATCAGGTACGCTTGGATTTGGTACGAGATTTTCAATCTGAAACAAGCGATCTCACGTACCTTGTTGCGAACCCTAAGACTGGTGGATATGGAATCACTCTTACTGCCAGTCACACTGTTGTGTACTTTTCAAACAATTATGATCTTGAGATAAGATTACAAAGTGAAGACCGTGCACACAGAATTGGGCAGAAAAATAAAGTTACCTATGTTGACTTTGTTTGTCAGGGAACGGTTGATGAAAAAATATTAACTGCCTTGAAGAACAAGGTTGACATAGCCAGTCAAGTGATCGGTGATGAATTGAAAAGTTGGATTACTTAATTTTGCCTTTTTCGTCGACACTAAATTTTATGCCACGAGCACCTCTGTAAGTACCTTTAGGTAATCTTCTTAACATTTTACCTGTAGATTCATCTTTATATTGAGGTGTTTTTTTGGGATCGCCAAATTGTCTTCTTAGTGCTTTGCCAACTTTACTTTTTTTAAGAGCTTTACCAAAACCTCTTAATGCTACACCAAGACCAGCCATGATTAATCGTTATCTTTTGTGAGTTCTTCTTCGATTTGCTGAATCTCAGCCATGACTTCTGTTTCGTTGTCCTCGGTCATTGAACCACGAAGCTCTCTAATTCTTTCTAATAATTGTTCTTCAGTCATTAGAATACTCCTTTAAACTTACCACCTTGAGTTGCAGCGCCCATACCACGTGCTACGGAACCACCGCTCTTTTTCTTGATAACACCTCTACCAATAAGAATATCTTTCTTGGTAACTTTGCCATCTTTATTTAAATCTGGAAAACTTTTCTTTTTCACGGAACCCCCTTTTTTCATTTTGATCTCTCTAACCTCTTTATCAAGGTCTTTTATGTGATCATATCTATATGAAATCTTCTTTTTTGCTTTGGATTCACGTTTTTTACGCTCTCGCTCCATAGCTTGCAGAGTTAATTTTTCTTCTGTTTTACCCATTATTAAATCCTACTCTTATATGGTTGTGTTTGCAACAATTTCTGCGAGGCTTTCGCATCTTTTTGTTGTCTGCGCATGCCACCTAGAATCTTTCATTTCTTCAGCAGCTTTCTTCCAATCCTTAACTCTCAAGGCTTTCCACATCATTTTAAAGTTTCGTACGCCTTGAGTTCCCAGTTGATACACCATTTCCAGTATTACTTCTGATACATTTTGTGGTAGATCGTGTCCAATACACTCATCAATAAGAAGATCAGCCCCCGCAGCAGCTCTATTCAAGTCAATATCAAATAGTTCTTCGACTTCCTCCATGGAGATTTCGACACCTTCTTGGTATCTATCTCGTTCGTGAGGCTGAATAAGGTGGCCTATACCAATCGTGGCTTTGCCTAGTGAATCTAAGTACATAGATGTGCGCACGCCTTCATGCTCACGTACCCTAGCTTTCAAGTCATCTGTTAATTCTATCATGATCCTATACCCCAATGCTCTGAGTGTTCATCGGGTTCTCCTTTCTTAAATAATTTTAGTAACCAATTTTTGATTTTAGATATCATAGACTTTGTTTATAGACAAAATCCCAGCAGGTTTCAAGTAATTTGATTGCAATAAGTTAGGAATTCCACCTTGTTGTGGTGGTTGAGTAATCTGTGGTATCGTAATACCTCTATCTGGATCATTTGGGTAAACAGCTCTAGGGTCAATTACTCTCCCCATAATCATTTGATCTTCAAAAACTTGTCTTGCACCGGGTGCTCCGTAGACCATGCCCATTTCACCACCAATACCATTAGGTGCTGAGAATACACCTGGTGTATCTGTCAT